TGGCTCTATTCCTTCCGGTGTCGCGCTTACACGTTCATCCACCGGCACCTACGTCAACAGTGCGGGCACGATGGCGAGCGCGGCCACCGATGTTGCGCGCTTCGACTATAACCCGGCGACGCTTGGCTTCAATGGCGTCATCATTGAACCATCGCGCACAAATCTTGTGCTGAGAACGGACGCATCAACGGCTGTGGCTGGCGCGGTAGGGTCTGGCGGCTCTTTGCCTACTGGGTGGTCTGGGTCTGGAACTGGTCTGACGTACACAATCGTCGGCACCGGGACCGAGGATGGCATCTCCTATGTTGACCTTCGCATCCAGGGGACGACCGGCGCGACATTCCACACAATCAATTTCGGCAATGTCAGCAGCCTCGTCACGTCAACTGCGTATGCCGGGTCGTTCTACGCGCGGATTGTGTCGGGCGCTCTCACGAACATCACGGCGTCCTCACTAATCTTTCGCTATAATCTGTCGCCATCGGGCAGCACCGACATCTCGGCGACCGGCATCTTGGCCAGTATAAACTCGGTGACGGGCCTCAGAAATGGCCGCGTGCAGGTGACAGGAACGACAGCTGGGACGCTGAGCGGAAGCGGGTCGTTCTTCCTCCAAGGAAACCATGGCAGCGGCAATGCGGTAGACTACACGATTCGCATCGGGTTTCCGCAGCTAGAGGCCGGTGCGGCGCCGTCTACGTTCATTACTACCGCCGGTTCTGCGGCGACCAGAGCTGCCGATGCAATGACGGTCACTGTTCCCATCGGCATCGGAACACTCACATTCACGTTCGATAACAATTCGTCGCAGAGCGTCAGTGTTTCTCCAGGCACCTATAGCGTGCCGACAACACTCAACCGCGCGCGCATCAGGCAGATTGTGGGATTGTAAATTGGAGCATACTATTATGAGCGAAGAAATTCTTCCGATGGATCAAGTACAGGTCGATGCGCCGGCTGAATCGCAGGAGCAAAAGGATCAGCGCGAGCGCGACGAGCGCGGACGATTTGCGTCGAAGCAGGATCATCCCGAAGGCGAAGGTCCGCGCGGCAAGCCTGATCAGGACGTTGCAATCCGCCGCTATGCTCAGGAGCGCGATGAAGCCCGCAAGGCAGCCGAAGAGGCGAAGGCGGCGCATTTGGCGCTCCAGAAGCGCTTGGATGATATGTCGGCCATCGCGGGCGGCAAAGATCCCAATGAGCAGGAAGCGCCCGATCCGCTCAAGCCGCTGGTCGAAAAGGTCGAGGCGATCGACAAGCGCCTCCAGACGGCTGACGAACAGCGCCAGGCCGAGGTATTTGAAGCCCAGGTTCGGCAATTTGCCGACATGGACGAGCAGCGCTTTCGCCAACAGCAGCCCGACTTCCCCAATGCCGTGCAGCATTACATCCAGTCGCGCATCAACGAACTGCAGGCGTTCGGGATCGAGGGCGCTCAGGCCGAGCAGATTTTGGTGGCCGAAGCGCAGCAGCTTCTTCGGGAAAGCGCGCTGAACAATCGCTCCCCGGCAGAATCGATCTATCGGATGGCGCAGGCGCGCGGCTACAACGGCTCGAACGTCGTTCCGATGCCGCAAACGCAGAACCGGCAGACGGGAACTCCTGGCGGCCGCTCATTCGGTAATGGTGCCGGCGCCGCTCCTGGAGCGGTTACGGCTCAGCAGCTCGCGGCGATGTCCGAGGAAGATTACAACACATTTCGTCAGACGCCTGAAGGCCGCGCTGCGATCAAGCGGGCTATGGGCGGCTGACTCTTGCATTGAACAAAAAATGTCAGTAGTGTAATCGCCAACGGCGATTTTCAGCGCATAACTTAGCTGGATTTCGCCATCACGCAGCCCCGAAGCGGATGAGGGGAAGGCGCGGACTGCCTCAAGTGTCCCTCGCACACTCCCGGCGAATGGGGGTTCGCACCGGCCAAGCGCAGCGGCCGACCGAACTCAATCCATTCTTGGGGAGCCATCATGGCATACACCGAATATACAACCGGCCACGCGCTAAGCCCGACGATTTGGGAACGCGAGCTGGCGGCCGAAGCAATCCAGCAAACCTATGTCTGGTCGTTCATGGGGACGAGCAGCAACGCCCTACTTGTCAACAAGACCGATTTCTCGACCAAGGCCGGCGACAAACTCGTCATGGGGCTGCGCCCGCAGCTTACTGGTCGCGGTACGACCGGCGACGATACGCTGCACGGCAACGAGGAGGCACTGGTCACGTTCAACGATCAGTTCACCATCAACCAGATCCGTCATGCCGTCATCTCGAAGGGCCGCATGTCCGAACAGCGTGTTGCCTTCAACATGCGGACGGAAGCCAAGGATGGTTTGGCCGATTGGTTCGCCACCCGCTTCGATACGTGGTTTTTCAACCAGATCGGCGGCGCCACCTATCAGACCGATACGGCCTATACCGGCTTCAACGCGGTCGTTGCGGTGGACTCGGGCCACATCCTGCGCCCGAACAGCCGCACGACGGACGAATCCCTTACGACCGGCGACGAATTGACGCTGGTCCAGCTTGACCGCATCGCGGCCCGGCTTCGTCAGGGAACCTATGCGTCCACCGGTGTGATGCCGATCCGCCCGATCAAGATCAAGGGCGGCAATTATTATGTGATGTTCGTCCACCCCAACCAGGTGCAAAGCCTGCGCTCGCAGACTTCCACCGGGCAGTGGGCAGACTTGCAGCGCGCGGCCATCCAGGGCGGCATGCAGGATCTTCCGCTGTTCACCGGCGGCGATTATGTCGGCATGTATAACGGCATCGTCCTCCACCAGTCGGAGAAGGTGCCTTACGGCGTCAATTCGACCACGGGAGCCGCCGTCACCAATGCCCGCCGCGCCGTTCTCTGCGGTGCTCAGGCAGCCATGTTCGGCACGGGCGGCGAGACCCCCAGCGACGACAAGAAGTTCAAATGGGTCGAGGAACGCTTCGACTATGAGAACCAGCTTGGCGTTTCGGCATGGTCCATCTGCGGCCTGAAAGCCTCGCAATTCAACAACGCACGGTTCGGGACGTTCATCCTCCCGACCTACGCCCCGCTGGTTTGAGGAGGCCAAGATGGCAGTAGCACGTCAATTCGAACTTCAGGCGGTCCATTATCTGCGTAAGGACATCGCCTTCAACACGACCAACATCGCGGCCGGCGTCGAAATCGGCGCCGTTCCGGTGGGCGCCAAGATCAAGCAGATCATCGTCTATGTGGACGAGGCGTTCAACGCCGGGACGACCAACGTCCTTGTCGCTGGCACCACGGCGACCGGGACCGATCTGGTTGCCGCGTCGGACGTGACCGAAGGCACGATCGGGGTCTATACCCCGGCCGACGCCGCCAATCAGGGGCGCGGGCTGGTGTTCGCTGCGGACACCACGCTCTACGTCTCCTATGCGCAGACGGGTACGGCGGCGACCACGGGCAAGGCGGTCGTCATCGTCTCCTATGTGCCCAAGGCCTGACCGATGGCTCAGGTTGTCTTCAAGTCAACGCCGGGCGCTGCTTACGAGTATGCCGAACTCGAAGGCGGTGAGACGATGAAGGATTACGAGCGCGCCTCGATGCTCGATGATTTCATCGCCGAAAATGGCCTGATCCCCGTCGAAGCGACGTTCGAGGGGGAAAAGCCAGTGCACAAATATGGGCGTTATTTCACCGTCGAAGCCGACAAGCCTCGCCGTGGCCGTCCGCCCAAGCAGCCTGAAGACGAATAGATGACGTTCGGGGCCATCAAGGCACGCATTCAGAATGAATTGGTGCGCCCCGACCTCACGTCTGAAATCGCACTCGCGGTTCAGGATGCGATCAAGGAAGCGTCAAAGGAGCGTTTCTGGTTCAATGAAATCATCGGCCTGACCTTCAACACGGTTGCCGGCCAGGACTATTACGATGTTCACGATCTTGCTGAGATCCCGCTGATCGGCCGTATCGACAGCCTTTATATTCTGACGCCGCAGGGCCAGCGCTGGAATCTCGATTACGTCAATCACGCAGCGTTCGACCGCTGGCACGATGGCGATCAGGTCATTACTCCGACTCCGACGCCTACACCAACCCCGACGCCTACTCCGACGCCAACGCCTTCACTGTCTCCGGTGATCGCGACGGATGCCGCGCAGTCGGTTGAGGAGAACGCGCTGCTCTCGATCGCACTGGTGGCCGATCAGTTCGTAAGCTGGGCGATAGCCGGCGGGATCGACGCCGCGCAGTTCGAAATCAACGGCTCGACGCTGCGGTGGGTCGGCAACGGCACCAAGGATTTCGAGGCGCCGACCGATAACAACCACGACAACGCCTATGTGGTGCTCGTGAGCGCGGTAAACGCCACCAGCCTCGCCACCACCAAGCAAATCACCGTCTCGGTCACCGACGTTGCCGATACCGCCCATAGTTACGCGCAATATGCGGCCATCCTGGAGGATGTGTGATGCTGAAAGGGCAGCCCGCATATTATTCGCGCTACGGCAACGGCATCCAGCTCTACATGGTGCCGGACCAGGTTTACCCGGTCTTCATCAACGGCACGACCCGCTTCGCGCCGCTGGTCAATGACAGCGACAGCAACCCCTATCTGGACGAGGGCGAGCAGTACATTCGCGCGCTCGCCAAGGCGTACATTCTGGAAGACGTGATCCGCGACATTCAGAGCGCTGATCGTCAGTGGACACTGGCCACCAAGTTCAAGAAGGATCTCATTGAGGAGTCATCGGGACGCGCCGCCACCAATAGCTTGAAGCCTTATCTATGAGCGGGCTGCTCTCCTCATTGGCGGGAATGGTGCGGCAGGCAGGGTCGCAATACCCGTTCATCAATCAATTCAATCCGCTGGTGTCGTTGGGGCGAGGTGAAGGGTACGCGGAGACATGGCCTGCTAATGAAACTGGCGATGCCTCTTATCCGCGCCCTGAAGAGTTCCCAATGGATAGGATTGGCGTGCAAGTATTTAGGCCAGATGCGTTCGGCCCCAGTGATCTTGCTGCTGAGATGCTTCATGTGGACCCAAGGGCGAATGAATCGCGCGCGAGGCTTCTACAGTCCCTTACGCCGAGCCAAATTGCGACGTTGAAAGCAGGATCAGGCGATTATCAGGAATCGATGCGCTCGGGCCAGCCTGAGCGAAAGGCGCTGGAAAATGCCGTTGATGCCGCAATGCGCGGATACACGGTAAACCAGTGGCCGCAATCTGCGAATGATCAGATGAACTATATGCCCGCGCAACGGAGCATATTGGATCACCTCAGAAATTACATGCTCACGGGCAAAGACCCGGATAATGCCTTTAGGCCATCAGCGGGGATGGTGCGATGACGGCACCGATCCCTATCATCTTCGGTGCGTGGAAGCCCGATCAGGCGACGTTTCAGTCGGACGCGCTGACCGACGCGCTCAATGTCGTTCCGGTTCCCGGTGGCTATGGCCCGACGCACGGCTTCAACCTCGTTGATGGCGTGACGATTACACCGCCTATTCTGGGCGCGACAGTGTTCTCCGACACTTCGGACGCCAGCTTTATCTATGCCGGTTCGGGCGATGACATCTATGTCTCGAACAACGGCGCGGTCTTCTCCTCCAAATATCACAATGCAACGCCGCTGAGCCCGCTCAATAGCTGGCAGTTCGCGCGGTTCGTCGGCAAGGCGATTGCCGTCCAGTTGGGCGCGCAAACAGTCGCCGGTGACATCGGGCAAACGATGACGGCGCTTGCGGGCTCTCCGCCGCGCGCCAAGACTATCGGCGTCGTCGGAGACTTCCTTGTCCTGGGAGACCTTGACGACGGCATTGACGGCCACCGGCCCAATCGCATCCGCTGGTGCGGTTTCCGCGATCCCACTACCTGGGGAACCAGCGTAGGCGCTCAGTCAGACTACAATGACATGCCAGATGAGGGCGGCGCGGTGCAGGGGATCGTCGGCCGCGAATTCGGATCGGTATTCCAAAGATATGCGATCAGCCGCATGACCTATGTCGGGCCGGACACCGTGTTCCGCTTTGATGTCGTGGAAAAGAAGCGTGGCGCCATCTCCTCGCGCTCGATCATCGATTGCGGGCTGATCGCGGCTTACATCGCCGATGACGGGTTCATGCTGTGGGACGGCACCAATTCGACGCCGATCGGCGCGGGCGCGGTCAATGAATATTTCCGGGGACGGCTGGCGCCGGGGACTGAAGATTACATTGTCGGCGCGTTCGATCCGCTCAGCGCCACCATCTCCTGGGCCTATCGCACCGACGGTTCGGCTCTGCTGAAAGAGCGGCTCAGCTACAGCCTGACGGAAAACCGCTGGACGCGCTCGGATCTCACCATGTCCTGGCTAACCAGTGGTTTTGACATCGGTTATACACTGGAAAGCCTCGATCAGTTCGGCTCGCTCGATAGCCTCAATTTCAGCCTCGACGATCCCAAATTGCAGGGCAAGCGCTTCCGCGCGGTCGGCTTTGACGCATCAGGCAATTACGGCCCGCTTAACGGCGATGCACTGGCGGCACGGCTCGACACCGGCGATTTCGAATCCGCGCCCGGCATAAGGTCGTTCGTCAACGGCGTGCGGCCGATTGTAGACGCGCCGACGGCGTCGTGCGCGATCGGGTGGCGTCCGCAGGCGATGTCCGATCCGATCACCTTCACCAACAGTTCGCCCAAGGCGCTGGACGGCAATTGCCCGCTGCGCGCGAGCGGCCGTTACATGCGCTTTCGTACTAACATTGATGGCATGCAGTCATGGACCCGCGCGACGGGGCTTGAAGTGCCTGTACTGGCGGAGGGCATGCGATGACGCCCGCCCGCTATGGCTTCCTCACCGTCGCAACCGCGCTCGCGGCCTGGGCGCGCCGGCTGATCTCGGATCTCAATTTGCGCGATGCCGAAATCGAGAAACGGCTGAAGGCCGCTGAAGATCGCCTGACTGCGGGAGGGCTATGATGCACTTCGGGGGGATAACCATACCCATGGGGCCGGTCCTGGAGGCGGAACTGCGCCACGTCATCGCGCCCTCGGTCGACCGCGACGCCTTCGAATCGCTTGATGAGGTGATGGGCGAGATCGAACGCGGCGAAGCAATCGCTTGGATCGCGACCGAAAATCACCGGATACGCGCCGCCTGCGTCACCCAGATCATAAGCGGCGAACATGGCTCGCAATGCTTCATCCGCCATTGCGCCGGGCTCGGGCGCGCGGAGTGGCTGCATTACCTGTCCTTGATCGAGCTATGGGCCAGGGGCTGCGGCTGTGCCTCCATCGAACTGATCGGCCGCAAGGGCTGGATCAGGACACTTCAACCCAATGGCTATGAAGAGCGCGCCGTCGTTCTGAGAAAGGTGCTGACTGGGCAACAGGCAGGAGGCGGCCATCTCTAGTAAAAAAACCACGACACAACATCAGGCGAACAGCCTGCCGGATTGGTTGACGACACCGTATCAACAGGCCACGCAGTCGGCGACGAACCTGTACAATACGCAGCCGGGCCTGGGCACTGGCACGCAGGCGGATATCAATCAGATTGCCGCCAATGCGGACGCAGCCCGAGGGACGCTGAGCGGCTCGCTTGGCATACTCAATGGCCTTGCGTCCGGGCATACTTCCGCAGCGATCACGGACACTGCCGACGGAAAATTTCTGTCCTCCAACCCCTGGGCCAATGGCGGCCAGCCGACCGCTATCTCCAGCGCGCTCGATCAGTTTGCGGCTAATGGCGGCATGCCGGCCATGCCGCATTCCACCGACGTGATGGCGGAATATGGAAATCGCGCCGATGGATTGACTTATGACATGGTCAACGGTTGGACCAATCCTAGTAACGAGCATCCATATGATTCCGGGCCAAACTACGGCGCCTTGGGCAACCTCTTCGGACTCGGTAAGACCGCGAACGGCGATTTTCTCTCTCCGGACAGTAATCCTTACATCAAATCGGTTGCAAATCAGGCGGCGGACGCGGCCCAGGCGCGCACCAATGGCCTGTTCGGCTCGAACGGGCGCACCGGCGGGCTGTGGGCGCAAAACCTTGGCCAAGGCATCGCGAATGCGACCGGCAACATCTACGCGCAGAACTTCGCTAATGAGCGCCAGAACCAGCTTGGCGCGCAGAACACCTTGTTTGGCGCCGAGCAGACCGCGAATCAGAATGCGCTCACCCGCCAATTCGGCGCGGCATCCGACATCTTCGGCGCGCAGAACAGCGCGAATGAAAGCGCGGCCTCTCGTGCATCCAACGCCTATGAGGCTGAGCGGCAACGTCAGCAGGGCGCGGCCGGTGGCCTGATCAACACCCAGCTCCAGGCGGCAGCCCAGCAGCCGGGACTGCTTCAAGCGATCATGAACGGCGATATTCAGTCATTCACCGGGCATCAGTATCAGGATCAGGCGCCGTATAACAATCTGGCGAAATATACCGGCCTGCTTTCGACGCTCGGCGCGCCCTACGGCATCCAAGACAGCAAGACGACCGAGAAAACGAGCGGCCTTGGTTCCACGATTGGCCAGATAGCCTCGATCGGCATGGCGCTGGCCGGCGCCGCTACCGGAAATCCTTTCCTCGCGATGGGCGGGCTTAGCGGTGCCGCTGGCGGGGGCGGAGGCAACCCATTTACCGCTGCATTTTCTGGCGGCAGCGGCATTCCATCATATAGTTTCGGGGGCGGCGGATGACCGGGCTTCTCTCTCAGATCGCTGGCTTCGCCAATCGCTTCGGTGATCAATTGATCAATCCGACAAGCGGGCTCGGTAAAGCCGCAATGTGGCTCAACGCAGCTTCGGGAAATGATCTCGGTAAGGCGCAGTTTGCTGCCCATGAGGATGCGCTGAAGTCCCAAGATAGCAATCTCGATCGCCTGTATAAACAGGCGCAGATCGCGCATCTTGGCCAGCCTGACTTAAGCGGCACTTACGGCAACTATCAGCTTATTCTTTCACGCCTCGGGCAGGATACCGCCAATAATTACCTTCAAAACTTAGCGGAAGGCCCTCCCTTCGCCGTCGATGTCCAGACAGCACCCGGTGGCCCGGTTGTGCGGCAAATCATGCCTCGCAGTCAGTTCGCGCAGCCGCAATCTTCTACTCCCAAGCCTGGGGATGTTATTGATGGCTTCCGATACAAGGGCGGGAACCTGAACGACAAGAATAGCTGGGAGCCAGCAGGAGGTGCGGGTGCAAACCCGCAACCCTTTCGCTGATCCCATGAGCGCTCCAGGCACCATGACCAGCGGTACACGCACACCGGCAGGCAACGCGGCAGTCGGCGGCGTGCCGAACAGCGCCCATCTGCGCGGCGATGCGGCCGATTATGTTGGCACCACGCCTGATGCACTGCGCCAGTACTTCGGGCCGAACGCGCGCATCCTACCGGAGAGTGATCATATCCACGTGACGCTGCCGGGCTTCGGACGGGTTCCCTTGTTTGGAAAGAGGGGGACGATCTGATGGCTAACCCATGGGAACGTGATTGGTCTCAGCCCCAGACGGTGCCGGGAGGCATTGTCATAAAGCCGGCTGATCCGAATGTGCCGCTGGATACTGCCCTGAAGCAGGGACAGGTCGCACAGCAGCCGATTGATACCTCCATCAAGAGGGGACAACTCGCCAAACAGCCCGCTGAAATTCAGGCCGGCAATCTGGCGAACCAGAAAACGCAGGCCGAACTAGATAAACTGAAAAAAGACAAAGAGCTTGCCGATCAGGCTGAACGGCAGAAGCAGGGCGATGCGATGGAGGCAACCCGTGGCCTCCTGAGCAGTATCGCGAGAGCGCGTGGGCTGACTAGCGGCTGGAGCACGGGCTTCGGCGGTTGGCTAGGGCAGATGGCGCCTTGGTCGGATCAGGCAAACCAGCTTGAGACCGTGATCAATCAGGAAGTCAGAGGCAATATTTTCAATAATTGGGTCGCCAAAATGAAGGCCATGTCCGATAATGGCTCGACCGGCATTGGCCGTATCCTACAGTCCGAAATTCCGCTTGTGACCGGCGCACAGGGCGCGCTCGACCCGGTCAAGATGGGGCAAGAGGGGACGCTTGGGAGCCTCAGTCAAATCGAACAGCATGCCCTTCGCTCCGCCGCGCTCCTTAACAATATGAACCCAGATGATCCGAAGATCATCAGCATGATGCGTGCGAAACTGGAAGGCAACAAGCGTCGTAGCGTTGACGATATCCTCAAGCAACATGGTGTGGTTCCGTAAATGGCAACCGTCCAACAGCTTGAGGAGGGTATTCGCCGCGCTGATGCTGCGGGTGACACTGAAGGCGTGCGCGTCCTCGGGCAGCAACTCCTAGCTGCTCGAAAGGCCCCCCCAGTCAATGAAAACACATGGTCTCAAGCCCTGTCTGGATTCAACGAGGGGGTCACAGGAACGCTGGATACAATCGCGTCCCATCTAACGCCAGCGCCGATTATGGATGACCTGATGCATGGGCGTTTGGGCAACGCGGCAGCGCGGGCGATCGGTTACGCAACGGGGCTCCCTCCCCGTGGACTGGATCAAGGCCATGCTTACCAAACGCTCGCGACGAAAGCGGGGGCGATTGGAGCGCCCAGTCAATCGACTGGCAATCAAATGGTTCGTAGGACGGCGCAAAGCGTTGGTGCTGCCGTAATCCCCGCCGGGCTGACTGGCGGTGTGTCCTCTGCCCTCAAAACTCTTGTCCCGGCGACAACGGGAGGCGGTGGGGCGGCGGTGGCACAGCAGCTTTTCCCTGGGAACAAGTGGGCAGAAATCGGTGGCGAGATTATCGGCTCGCTGTTTGGCGGTGGCGCACTGTACGGAAGCCAGAAGCGATCCGCTGCCAAGGCTCAGGCAGCTGCTGTGCCAACTATCCCTGAACTCAAACAGCAAGCATCCGACCTCTACACGGCGGCCCAAAATAATGGCGTAACGGCAGCCCCGCAGCAGACGCAGGATCTAGCCAACCAGATTTCCAGCATCGCGCAGAAGGAGGGAATAATTACGCCGCAAGGTCGCGTTCTACAATCTTTTCCGAAGGCGCAGGATGCGATCAACCTTACCTCCGATTACGCAAATGCTGAAATGAACCCGACGCAAATGCAGTCGGTTCGCAAATTATTATCTGACGCGGCTGGAAACGCGGACCCCACAGAAGCGCGCATTGGCATGTTGATGCGCAATGCTTTTGATGATTGGACAGCTCCGCTATCACCGGAACTCGCTCAGGCACGCGGCATGGCGCGCCGATACATCAGCGCCGATAAGTTGGAAACCGCGCGCGAGTTGGCGACGGCAAATTCCAGCCAACCGTCTGGCCCTAGTTTGGCAGATGCGATTAGAACTCAATATCGCAATCTCGACCGGCAAATCATTAAAGGTCAGGAAAACGGCTTTACTCCTGGCACGGTGGCGGCGATTCAAGATGTCGCACGTGGAACGCCAGCGTCGAATGTAGCTGGTTACGCGAGTAAACTTGCTCCAACAAGTCTCGTAAGATTGGGTGTCGCGGAGGGTCTTCCTTTCGCTTTTGGGCATTTAGTTGGCGGTCCTGCGCTGGGAGGATTACTTGCTGGCGGCTCAACGGGCATCGGCTTGCTTGGAAGACTGGCCTCTAATCGTATGGCCACGAACGCCGCTGATATGGCTGAGCTGGTCGCTCGAAACGGTGGCCCGCTGCCTTCACCAACCGCGCTTTCTCCAGAATTGCAAAGGGCGCTCACTGCTGCTCAGGCTGCTCAATATCTGAACTCATTACAGGGGCAGAATACCGTCATTGGCGGTCCGCCCATCTCACGAAATCAGGGGGCGGCCCAATGAGTCTGTACGATTGGGATACCAACCCCGCAAATAATACCTCCAAGCCGGGCATCGACTGGTCCGAAGGCATGCTGCCGTCTGCCGTGAATAACAGCGCGCGGCAGATGATGGCGGATTTGAAGGCTTTTCTGGCGTCTCCGACGTTCACCGGAACGGCGACGGTGGAGAACCTGACCGTCAGCGGCACGGCGACGATAGCGTCCTATTCCGGGACATTTGGTGCAATCCTAACCACCGGCAACGGCGTCACGACGGCTGACGCTATCCTGGAGCTGGGCGGAGCGCGCACGGCAGAAGGCGGCGCAATTGTCGATTTCCACGCGACGAGTGGTAGCGACTACGACGCGCGGATATTCAGGGTCGGCGGCGCAAACGGCCTTTTCAGCCTGGCCAACACCGGGACAGGCGATTTCCAGATCAACCAAGCTGGATCGGGCGCGATCACGCTTTCGACATCAGCCCTTGAGCGCATGCGGATCGCCGCAAACGGCAACATCGGCATCGGCACGACCTCCCCAGCGTATCCGCTGCATGTGAATGGTGACGTAAATCTCGCCACCTTGCGTTTCAAGGACAATGGAGATGCCTCTCTGTCCTCAGATAGCGCCTCCACAACATTGATGACGGATGTAGGCGACTCGTATGTCTACAATAGAACAAGCAACCTGCACCAATGGTTTATAGGGGGATCTCGTAAAGCATGGATTGATGGCAACGGTGACATAAACGCGGCATCAAGCCTTCGTGCGCTTAGCGGTTTTGTGGACGCAAGCCCGAATGGCACATTTTATCTTAACTATAGCGGCGGCGCGCCTGCCATCGTTTTTGATGCGAACGATTATCTATACTATGACCGCGCCAATAATACTCATAATTTCGTCGTAGGGTCCGCCTCGCAGCTTAATATTTCAGGTGGCGGCGTGTCGATGGGTGGCCCCACCGGTGGCTTCAAAGGCTCCGGCACGCTCAATGCGCAGGCGCTTTACGACAGCGGCAACCGCGTTCTGACAACGGCGTCCAATGCCGCCTTTATCGCAGCGCAAAGCCTCGGCAGCCCCGGCTACATCCGGCTCACCAACGGGCTGACGCTGCAATGGGGATCGACCAGTGGAGGATCTGGGGAAGGCCCGCAGGCAGTAACCTTCCCGACCGCCTTCACCTCAACAGTGTTCAGCGTCAATGCGACCGCCATCAACTCGGGTGGCGCTGGCAACGACATCTGGACGCAAGTTAGCGGCGTCAGCACGAGCGGTTTCAACGTCTACTGGCAGGCACCGTCCAGCGGGAACACCGGCGGCGGCGCCTATTGGTTCGCGGTGGGCGTATGACCGACATCCCCGGCCCTGAGAATATCGACCGCATGTCGGGCTTCGCCGCCGGCTGTGCGGCCACATATGTCTTTGTGCGCAATCTCGTGATGAGGCCGGCGATCAAGTCGTGCCACCAGCGATGCACCGATCTGGAAGACGCCGTGGTCTGGCTGAAGGACCAGCTCAAGGTCAAGGACAACCGGATCGGTGACTTGGAAATGGCGCTGTTCACCAGCGGCATCCCCGAGCTTCGGAAGGCGATGCAGGGCGTCGTGTCGGAGGTTCGCATGGAAGCCGCCGGGAAGATCCCACCGAGGGAGAATTCATGACGCCCCCACCCGACATCATCGAAGCCGCCCGTGCAGCCCAACGCAAGCACGGCATTCCGGCTTCCATCAGCCTCGCGCAATGGGCGGTGGAGAGCGGCTGGGGCAAGCATATGCCGCCCGGATCGAACAACCCGTTCGGGATGAAGGCGCGCCCCGGCGATCCCTTCGTCACCGTGCGCACGCGCGAGCAGGATCGCGACGGGCATGATTATTTCATCGAGGCCGCGTTCCGCAAATTCGGATCGATCGCGGAAGCCTTCGATGCGCATGGCGCCCTGCTGAACAAGCCGGTTTACGCGAAAGCGCGTGAGGCGCTGCCCGATCCCGATAAGTTCGCCGACGCGCTGACGGGCGTTTACGCGACCGATCGCGGCTACGGCAAGACGCTCAAGGCCGTGATGCACGGCTCCAATTTCTACCAATATAATGAGGGGGCGGCATGATTGGAGCCTTCTTCTCTCGCGGCCTTGACCCGAACAACAGGGAAGTGGGGCGCCTGCTGTGGTTCCTCACTGCGCTGGCGGGCATTGGCTACACGGGCGCGGACCTCATGGTCAACAATCGCTTCGACATCGCGCAATTCGGGCAGGGGATGGCCTTCATCCTTGCCGGCGGCGGCATTGGCATCGGGTCCAAGGATTACGCCAACCGCGCACAGCCCAACACGACGACCGTAACCAAAGTGGAGCAACCGTGATGTCTATCCAGAACTACGAAGCCAATCTCGTGAAGTGGTATCATACTCTCTCGGGCTGGGCGCAGTTCGCCGTCGCATTTGTCGCCGGCTTCCTGCTGGGTGCCTGGATCTTCTGATGCTCGGTATCCCGTCATTGTCTGGATACTTGCTTCCGGCGGTAGGCGGGATCGCGGCTGCGGCTGGCATCTTCGCGGGCGTGCAGACTATGCGTATGCACGAAGCGCACCTCGCATATGCCGCCGAGAAGGCCGTCCACGCGCAGGACATCGCGACGTGGCGGGCCGCTGGCGTTCAAGCCACCGCCAACGCGCTCCAGCAAGTCCGCTCGATCGAACAGCAGCAACAGAAGGTGACGCAAGATGCGCAAGCCAATCTCGATACTCTTCATGCTCGCAATGCCGAGCTTACAAGGCTGTTCCTCGCGGCCCGAGCCGATCATAGCAGCACCGGCCAAGCCCATCTGCCCTACGACCTGGGAAGCGCCGGCAGCACTGCTGCAACCGCTCCAGAAACCGTCATGGTTGAGGCAGCCGACCTCCCCATCTGCAACGCCGCGCTAGAGACCGCCCAAGGCTGGCAGGACCTCTACCGCGCCCAGCATGCCATAGATCGGAGCCCGCGATGAAAAGTTTCCTTGCTCTTATCAGAAGGCTTTTCGCCGCCCTGTTCGGCCACCCGAAGCCCTACCGCCATTATTCCGCAATTCTTGGGAGTGACCAGCCATGAGCACCTTTAATATCCCCGACATTTCGAACAATCCGCAGCCCGTCACGGTGAATCCGAACGGGCGTGCCGATGCGGTCAATTCAAAGCCGATCGCGCTCGCCAACGAGGACAAGGCCGTATTGGACGCGGTGAACACCAACACCGCTGCTACAACTACGGCTCTTACCGCTGTCACCGATACCGATGGAAGCCTCCAGGTCGCCTTCTATTACAACGGCGCGAAGGTCGATCCGACGGCGGCGGGTGCTATTATTGGCGCGACGCTGGCGGGAAGCCCCTTGGCCTTCGCTCCCGTCACAGAAGGCGGCCTCGCCAAGACCGGCAACCCGGCGGCGGTGGACGATGGCGATGTCGTCAACGCGTTGCACGACAAGCTCGGCAAGCGCGTCTCGATCCCGGCGCTCCGTGAACTGAAGGCGATCCAGACCACCACCATCACCGGCACGAGCGAAACCACGATCGTGACCGCAGGCGGGGCCGGCGTGTTCAAGGATCTCTACCGGCTCATCATCACCAACAGTTCGGCAACGGCTGTCACCGTGGCGATCAAGGATGCGACGGCCGGCACGACCCGCTACACCTTCGCGGTTCCTGCGGCCTCCACAGTGGGCTTCTCGGCTGATGCTGGCAGTGCTGCGGTTCAGTCCGCTGCTGCGAACAATTGGACGGCGACGGTCTCGAGTGCAGTGAGCTCGATCGTCATCACCGCCGAAACCGTGGCGAACGTCTGATGACGGCGCCCACTCCCCGCAACGCCACGCCGCATGTCAGCTCGTCGTCGAGTGCGGTCGGCACCGCGACGGCCGTGCTCGATACGCATGCCACAGGCGATTATCTGCTGGTGTTTCTGGCGGTGAAGTCAGTCACTACCGTTACACCTCCTGCTGGCTGGGCTATAGTCAAGGGTGGCAACAGCGGCGGCGTATTTCTCGGCTCTTACCAACAGACCACGCTCGCCGCTTCCAGTTCCGAGACAAATCCTCAGTTCACCCTTAGCCCTGCCGCTGCCTTTTCCGCTCACGCTTACTCGGTGCCAATGCCGAACAGCAACACAATCAATCGGGCTGGGGTGAATAATACGGCCGGCACCAGTGCAACGCCAGATCCGCCATCCAATACATCCTTCGGCGGTACGCAGGATTATCTTTGGTTCGCTGCGGCTGGCGTCAACGGAACTACGGCTATCAACAGCGCACCGAGCGGTTATTCTAATTTCACCGGCACCGCTGGCCCAAGCAGCATCGCTGCTGGCGTCGGAACAGCGTGGAAGACAGCGCTTGCGTCCTTGACCGAAGATCCGGGCACGTTCGGAATCGGCGCATCGACGAACTGGCAGGCGGCAACCCTGGCCGTGTGGGACCCGGTGACTGGCGGTGGCGGTGGCTCAGCCCACGTCGCGAACAATCTTCTTTTTGGGATAGGCTAATATGTCTCGACTGAACTTTCGCGGCCACATCGGCAAGCGCGATTATGCCGTCAACACGGTACAGCCGACGCTCTCGGGTTCGGCCATTAACGGGCAGACCCTCACCGGGACCAACGGAACATGGACCTCGTCGGAATCGTTGATCACCGGATACGCCTATCAGTGGCAGACGGCGGATGCCCCCAATTTCACCCAGTGGACCGACCTCGCCGGGGCCAATGCGGTTACGCTTATTCTCGCGGCCGGCCAGATCAGCAAGAAGGTTCGTCTAGGGGTCGCGGCCATCAATGGCGATGGACAGGCGCCGTATACCTTCACACTCCCCACGGCCATCGTTCAGGATGCTCCAGCGATCCCCCTCACAATCAACGGCACGCCCAATACGACCGCTGCGCAGGGATCGAGTTCGACATTTATCGTCAGCTTCGACGGGGGTAATGGCACCTATACCCCATCGCTGATCAATGCGCCTTTTGGATCAACGATAACGCTTACCGGCACCAACGACCAGGCGATTGTCTCGCTATCCACGGTCAACGCTGGCAGCTTCAGCGGCATCATTGTCGAGGTCACAGACGGCACCTCCACAGCCGATCTCCCAAGCTTCACCTTTACCGTCAATTCGATCAGCGGCCTTCAGACAGTCATCCCAGGAAGTGGTTGGACCGGAACCACGACAACCGTCAATGGTGTCGATGCGACGGTCAATCGGGGCAGTTCTTCAGGACGCGGCTATGGCTATAAGCCTTCATACTGTATCGATCATCCGAATTTCACCACGCTTTCCACTGCAACGACGATCTGGATACATGGCTATCATACGGGCGATGCCTCGGTCGCGGCCTCCGATAAGCGTCCAACCTTCGGCATGGAGAAAGTGTCTGTGGCGGCCGATGGCGGCGCATGGATCGACATCTTCCCGACTTGGAACCCGGTCGGCAATTATTGGGGCTTCCCGTTCGTCCTCGACCCCTCGAAATGGACCGATGGGACATGGACCACGGCGCTACGCACTATTCGTGTTGCTCTATGGCCGCGCAATGGCATCCCGCAGATATTGCAGAGC